ATTTACTCTGGGCCGGGCGGCGGCGGAGCGCCCGGCCCAGAGTAAATGTTGTAGACCCCACCGCGAGGTGGGATCGCCCCCGACCCGATAGCGCGAGGACCACCACCGGCAAACCCGCCGTACGGATCGCCGTAGAAGCCGTACCCGCCGACATACCCACCTGGTGGAATCGGCGGAGGCGGAGGGGTAACCCCGCCAGCGCCTACCGCGTAGGAGTAAGGGTTGTAGTTGACGGGTGGCCGCAACGGCTCCAGTTGGTTCCGGACGGAGAACGACTGCCGGGGCTGGAACGGAGAAGGGAGGCCAGCGCCCAACGCCAAGCGAGCGAACTCAGGAGTGACCCCAGCCGCAGCAGTTAGCCCTCGGGCTCTGGCCTGAGCGATGACAGCCGCTGCGGCGGCGCGTTCAGCCGCAGCCAGGTCAGTGGCGGCAGAGGCTTCACCTACCGCCGCTTCGATCTTCGCGTTGACAGCGGTCAACGCTTCCCCGATCCGGGCGTCCAACTTCTCCGAACCAGTGCCAGGGTATGTTTGGAGGTACCGGTCGCGGGCTGCCTGGATAGCGGACTGCTCCGGAGGGAGCACCTGGCCAGCGTTGCGGAGTGAAGAAATCCCGAGGATGCCCTGCACTTCGGGGATGACACCGCTGGCTTTCGCGAAGTCCCCGATCAGTTGACCGCGTACTGCACTGGCGGCGGCGGCGATCTGCGCGGCCTGCGCCCGCGCCACCGCGATGGCTCGCCTGATCTCTTCGAACAGGGTGAGAGTGCTTTCCGGCAACGGGGTGGACTGCGAGTACACCCCGGTCGAGACGGGGGGGGTCAGTACCAGATCGGTGCGGGGTGCCGCGCCCGCCGCTCGCTGCGCTGCTCGTAGCCGCTCCCGGTCGAGGATCGCGAGCCGCTCGTACGCGGGACCCAGCGCGGCAACATTCGCCAACGCCCGTTGCTGTATCGCCTCCAACTGGTCGATGCGTGGCTGGAAAGACCCAGGCCCCTCGGCTGCGTTGACAATCTTTTGCAGCGGCTCTATCCGCGCACCGTACGAAGACCCAACAATTTGCTGCCCCGGGTTGTAATCCCGATAGTTCACTAACTCGGGGACTCTTACAGTACTTGTAACACGCTGTTGGCGAAGCCATGCTTGATCCGGGGAAATCCCCAGAGCCGACAATATTTCTTCTGGAAGTTTCGCGGCAGAAGCAGACGGAAGGGACCCGGAAAGAAGAAGTTGGCTGTAGGCCCGCTGCGACAACCTTTCCTGGACTGACCCGCCGTCATAAATTCCGCTGCGCGACGAAACGAACTGGTCGAGCAGTCCTTCGTTGATTCCCTTAGCCCAGCGTTGAGCCTCAGCGCGGCTGGTCCCTGAGCCTGCGGACCCGATTGCTTCCTGCTCTTCACGGAGAAGAGCGGCGATCTTCCTTTGCGCTTCGACGGCGGCACGAAGACTCTCCGTCGAACTCGCCGGATACTGCGACAACGCCCCAAGCGGGGAAGCGACTCCCCTCTGGTTGACTGCGAATACTGACGGGTCACGGGGCGGCCCATCAAGATAGTGGCGGGCGAAGATGTCCTTCAGGAGACGTAGTTCGCTGAGAGGGTTCCAGTACTGAGGAAGTTGAGGCCCGAACGGTCTTTGGAGAAGTGCGCGCTGCGGACTCGCAGCAGCCGCCCCCAGGGAACCGACCGGAATGCCGCTGCCCCTGGCGTACACGGCCCTCTCCAGCCGCGCCAACGCCTGCGTTTCCCGGTTGATCGCTGCTGTGTTAGCGGTCGTCGCCGAAGTGTTAGCCCGCAAATCCCCCACAGGCAACGCTTCGGGGGTTTCTCCGCTAACGCTCGTTGCTGCCTGCGCCAACAAACTGACCCGGAGTCTGTTCAGTTCCGCGATCAGGGTTTGGTTGCCGACCCGGATCGCTTCCTTCTGGCCCTGCACGATCTGGGTACCCAGCGACGACGTGATCTGGTAAACGCCGGAAGTTCCTTGCTGCCCTGTCTTCTCAACTTGGACTGGGACAGGCCCGCCCGTAATCGCTGTCACATTGCCGGTGATCCGGCTGGACACCCCCAGCCCGGAAGCGGTACGAACGATGGCGCTCTGGCGGGACTGGATGGACGCCAGCAGCGAGTCGATTTGCCCTAGTTGCTGCGCTGCCCTGTCCAGCGCCGGGGGGTCGAAGCCGAGGTTCCCGATGGCTTGCAGCCTGGTGGGGTTGATGGAGTTGATGACTGCGTTGAGTTCCCGCAGCCCGGCGAGGGCGGTGATGGTGCGGTTTTCCACCCCGGCGATGGCGGCGTTGATACGGGCGGCGCTGGCTTCGGTGATTGCGCCGATCTGGCGAAGGGCTGCTTCTTGTTCCTGCGCGAACTGGCGGAACCCGGACGGGTCGCTGATGGCGCGCAAGTAAACATTGACGTTGGTATTCTCATCAGCCATTTGAGCCTCCCATCACTTCAGATAAGTACTCGTTACGCATCATCGGCCCGTCCCCCTCATACTCACCGATCGGTTGCATATCAGGGTTCTTCCGCCTTTCTTTCACCGCCTCAAACCATTCCTTCAACCTTTCGTTGTGATGCCAGATGTTGTCCGGCGGTCTTTCGTCGTCGGGTAGTTCTATGAACCCCAGCACGATCAACGCTGAGGTAATCGCTTGGCTTAGATCGCCGGGGCACCGGGTCGCGTCACCTTCGGGATAGAGGGCGTTGACTCCTCCTCCTGCTTTTGCTGTTCCGATGATGCGGAGGAACTCATCGGAACGTCCGAGTTTCCCGCTGTCCGGCGATCTACCGTGATCTCCGAAAGGACAGCAAGGCCACGCTCCAGCACCTCTTCCGGCAGCGCCCTAACCTGCGAACGTTCCGTGAGGAGGCGGGTGTGCTTGCATCGGGAGTGGTTCCACTTGCCGTCGTTTTCCACCGATGCCTGACAGTCCCGAAGCGAGTAGAACAACTGGGTGACCCGCTGTTCGGCGAAGAACTCAGCCAACCCAACCTTCGTTTTCCAGTTCTTGATGAACAGGTCAGAAAGTTCGGTGAGGTCCAACACTTGGCACTCCGCCTGCCGCTCCGCTTGCCGCTTACCGGCAGCGTCGCTGATAGCGGCTAGGTACTCAGTGTTCAACTTGGTTGCTTGTTCGAACCGAGGATCGTCTTCTGGAATGTCATCGACGAGGAACGCCATCCTCATCGCGTTCAACTTCTCTTTCCACTCATCGTCGGATTCGACATCATCGACCGCGAGAAGATAATCCTCATCGAAGTTTTGTGCCGCGATGATCTGGACCAGTTCTGTGCGAGAAAGTTCAGCAAGTTCACTTCTCGCTTCCAGAACTTCGGCGTTGTCATCAGACAAGCCCAACATTCTCAACGACCTTGCGGCGGAACCGTCACGCCGCGCCTCCTCCTCCTCGAAGGAGTTCAACTTGTTCACCCACACCAAAATGGGTGACCCGTCAGCGTCCACACCAAAATCCATTTCCTTACCTTCAAGAAACAGATCAGTGATACGCGAAAGCCTGTCGAGGTTCATCTTTCTCCTTAGCCTTGTCCTGTCACACCGACCTTCGGTGCGACACGACCCCCCAACCCGGCTGAGAAGCCCAGCCAGGTCAGGGGGTCGTCCAGTTCCTTGGGATCGTGCTGGTAACGCTAGTTGTCGTAGACGATCAGAGTCCCGGCGTCGGACTCAAAGTTCATCGTGACCGTCAACTTGTTCTGCACCCGACCCGAGTAGCCGGGGACAGTGAACCGCGCATCCGGGACGTGAAGACGCTTCAGCGGGTCGCCGGTCTCCGGGTCCTTGATCAGGACGTTCAACTCCAGCGGAGTGGACGACTGTGCGCCCAACACCGCGTACTGGTCGGTCTCCCCTGCGGCCTGACGAATCTTCGTGAGAAGTTCCGCTGGGTCCTTCGGCTTGATGTCGATGGAACCGTTGACCTCGGGAACATCGAAGTCCTGAGAGACGGCGTAGTAGTTACCGAACTCCTCGTCCTTTTCCAGGTTGACTCGCCAGTCCACGTTCACCGACTGCACCGAACCCCACAGGTCGCCGCTGGTGTAGCCGCCGACGTAGATTTCGATGTCCTTGCCCCGTACAGCAGCAGGCTTGACGGTGGCGTCCTCGTGGACAGCCTGCAAGTAGGACTTCGCCTGCGGGCTGGAGTACACGATGCGGATGTCGCTGGTCGTCGGGACTGCTTCGAGGATGGTGATGGTGGAGATCGCCGCGCCGTTGGTGACCGTGCCGTACGCCTCGGTGTAGTCAGTGCCCTTGGTGAGGCGCTTCCCCTCCACCGTGACAGACAGGACACGTCGGGTGGAGCCGTCGCCGGTGTACTCGTAGGCGGCGTATGCCGTGGCCACGTTCTGGTTGGCTGCGTTGGTTCCTGCGACGGTCTGGACGTACGTCGCACCGGGGTTGTAGAAGATCGAGTCGCCCCTCAGGGAGACCGACTGCTGCGCGTTGTCCCGGAGACCGAACCTGTATGACACCGATTCCATGTACAGGAACGGCAACGCTACCGAGGAGATGACCTGGTAGGGCGAAGCCGCAGCGATTCCTGGCTTGAACTGCGACGCGATGTCGATGGGAACGCACGTTGCCAGGTCAATGCCGGTGGCGGGGTTTCCCCCGGTCAGCATCTCTTCGATCTCGGTGGACACGTCATACGAGTCCATCGTGAATGTCAGGTCCGGCACATCCCGGATGGTTGCCACGGACTGGTAGTTGCCCAGTTCGTAAATCTTCTCAGTTGGGATGTTGAGGTTCCCAGGCCCTGCGGTCTGGATGCGGTCGATGACGACCGTCTCGTTCCCAACGTGAACGATGTTACCTGCCTTGATCGCCATCGTTACGTACCTCCCTTTCTAAGTTATGTTTCGGCCCAGACGGGCAGAAACTCAATAGTTGACCTTCCCCACATTCGGGAACTGGTACCGCTTGGGGAGAGGCCCGTACTTGCTGACCAGCCCCCCGTCCACCAGAAGTTGCCGCCAGATGGTTTTGAGACGGTTCTCTGCGTTCATCTTTTCCCAGGCACGCCGGTAGGCGTACAAAGGTTCGATGGGTCTACGGGTGTCGTTGGCTTCGGCATCTTGGGCTGGGATGGGGTATTGGGTGCCGAACGCGCCGCCCCTGGGAGCCCACAGCCGCTTGCCGTTCTTGGCTCGGGCAACTTCGATCATTGTTTCGGTGTAGTCGGGGGCTGCGACGGCGGAGCCTTCTTCGATGATGCGGTAGTACTTAGCCTGGGATCGGGCGAGGTGGGTGTGGATGCCCACAGAGAAGCCGTTGTTTCCGAAGTCGATGTTGCCGCGCTGGCGGGTGACCTTGGCGAGGGTGCCCTTTTTGCCTCGCCTTGGGTTCTTTTCCCTAACGCTACGCTCAGCCTCAATAATATTTGCAGTCTCATTCTGCAACTCTGTCGCCAACGTTCGGTAGAGCGGCTTCAACTTATTGTATGCAGCGTTGATCTGTCCTGCGTTACCAGGCTGGCCGCGCACGCCACCAGGGTTATCAAATGAGAAGTAAACGGTGACTCCCATGTCACTTCACCCTCATATGAATATCCCGCAAGAGTTCCAACGCTTCACCGTTCACGACAGAACCGTCATTTACACTTGCCTTCAGAATATCCAAACAGGTGTCATGATATGCGCCAACCGATGAAAGCACCTTCTCCCGGAACACCCGTTGCTCAACTGGCGTCAACCGCTCAAACAACGTCTTCTCCGCATGAGTCATGATCGAACCCACCAGACGCTTCCGCTGCTCGATCAGCAAGTTCTTCACAAAATCTGAAGACATCACCACACCTCCTCAGGGAACTCCACAAAGGCGGTACAGCGAACGGTCTGCCAGTAGATCGGCAACCGGTAAATCTGCTCCCGCTCCACATCGGTGAACTCGAACCGCCACCCCGCCACATCAGTCGGCGGGTCCTGGGTGTGGTCCTGGACCGCCAAGATGCGCTTGGAGTTGGTCAGCCTCCCACGAAGAGCGTCACGAACGTCCGTTGCCAGAGCCAAAGCGTGAGCGGACTTGTCCTGGAAGATGTCCACGAAGAACGGCAGTTCCTGGGAGTGCAGCGGGCCGCCCAGTTCCTCCTCCGACGCATCAAACTCGTCACCGAGGGTGATCGCCACCAAACCGCTGGTGACCTTCGTCAACTCCGACTCCGGGGGCAAGTACGTCTGGATACGCACCTGCGTCGCCCCGAAAGGGGGCGTACTGGAAGTCCAGTCCAAAGCGTCCAACTGGTCAGTGAGGTAGTCCACGATGGTGGCGTGGATGTGACGGGGGGCGTACTGCAACCAAGCCATCTCAGCCCTCGTCTTCGCTGCGACAGTGAACGATGTACACGTCGATGGTTCCCAAAGCCACCGGAGGCTCCGTGCGCTGGTAGAAGTACTTCTGGCCCTCGATCACGCAGTAGTGGAACCCCTTGATCTTGTCGAAGTCGGTGTCCAGGAACGTCAGTTTGATCTTCGACGGGTTGACCACCGCGAACGTCTCGATCTTGCCGTCCCCATCCACATACTCCACAGCGCAAGGAACCCGCTTCTTGACCAGCGCAGATGTGGTCAGGCTCGCCGTGGGGCTGAACGGAACCCCCTCATCATCCAAAGGGTCAGTCGAGGTCACCGTCTGCGGCATGAAGAAGGTCGGCTGGTCACCGGTCGTCGTGGGCAGACCGAAGTTCATCGCCGTCAGAAGGCCAGCCCGAACCGCCGCAGCGTTGAAACTGGAAGGGGTGCCTGAAGCGGCCATGGGTTACCCCCCGAGTTCCGCTGGGTAGAACCCGTCCTGAAGCGCCCAGTTGACCGCTGAGCGGGTGAAGTAGGAGTCGAGAACGACCGTTCCGCCGGTCCTCTTCGCCTGGGCCACCAGGTCGTCGCGGCGACCCATCAGGTACTTCAGTTCCTCCCGCAGAAGAGTGGAAGACCGCTCAATTTCGTACGACACAGGTCCGGCGTTGTACTTCTCGGACAGGTTCAGCGCACGCATCTGGGCGCGGATGATCCGCATCCCCGTGTACAGAACGATGAGGGCACCCCCACCGGCTGACAGATCAGGGTCAGTCAGGTACGTGTCCAGGTCGAGGGTGTAGTCGGAGAAGTACCCATCGAGTTGGGCTTCGGAGAAGCCGTCAGCCAGCGAGTCGAGAAGGTCCTGGTCACCGGTGTTCGGGAACACCGAGTCGTAGGTGCCAGGAACCGCAAGTTCACGCTTCAGGGGCTCAACAAGTTCCGCCAGATCGCTCACTGCGCCTCCTGCCGTGACGCACAACTGGCGTCAATGCTTCAAAGTTCTCCTTGCCTATTCATCGTCCTCTGAGGGGCTAGTTCTGAGAGTCGCCGTCCAACACGACCAGTTCGAAGTCGCCACCGTTGACGGCCATGGCCATCTCACGGCAGTCCTCCTTGTTGACATACCCCTCACCGGAATCGGACACGATGTCACCCTGACCGGCGTCCCGATGCCACCGCCACTCCCCAGCATCGTCCTTGTACATCAACACTGTGTGCATCGCAGCCTCCTTGGCTTGCAGTTTGGTGATGACCTGCCCGAGCAGCAGGTTGTCGGCGTGAGACGCCTCCAGAGCGGCCCTGAGGCGTTCGTTCTCCTCCGCGAGCCAGGTGATCCAGCCTGCGGCTTGGGCGGCGTCTTCGGTGTAGGAGGTCATAATTTGGACACTACCTAATCGGGACACCCCAGCCCCGGAACGGGGTGCGGCGAGTTGTGACAATCGGAACGCCCACATCAGCAAACGCTTCGATCAGGGCCGCAGCGATAAGGGCGGAACCGGCCAGAGAAGCCGCGCCGATGGTGGCAACCCCTCCGACCGTAGTGGGGGTGGCTGCGGCCCCGGCGAACAAGTTCGGCAGGGGGACGGCGACGGTAACGGTGACAGCGGATGGAGAGGCCAGAGTTCCCGCCGCCGGGGTGGGGCCTGGAACGGCGGCGGTGGCGGTGACCAGGGCTACCGAGAGGGTGGACCCGGCGATGATCGTGACATCGCCGATAACGACGTGGGGGGAGCCGACGCCGAGATCGGGGAGCGTAGTGCCCGCCGAGATGGTGGGTGGCGTGATGGTGGCCCCGGCCTGCTCAGTGGGGCTAGGAACGGTCGTTACCGCAGACACCACGGACGGTGTAACGGTGGCGCCGCTCGACGCGGTGACTGTTGGGGCACCTACTGTGGCGATGGCGCTGACCCGTGCGGGGGTGGCGGCAGAACTGGCGCTGAGGGTTGGGGAGCCAACGGTCGCGGCGGCGGAGACTGAGGAAACCCCGGCGACAAGGGTGATTCCCGGTGTCGCCACGGAGGCGGTCGCCGAAACAGCAGACGCCGCGATGGTAGAGCCGGTGCTGAGAGTGGGAGCGCCGACTGTGGCTGCGACGGAGACGACGCTTGGGTTGGCGGTGTTCGCGGACCCAGCAGTGACGGTGGCTGATCCGACCGTGGCAACGCCCGTTACCAGAGATGGGGTGGCGGTGGAACTGGCGCTCAGCACCGCTGTTCCAACAGTGGCAGTTCCAGCGACGACCGATGTTGCGACAGCGGCGCCAGACGTGAAGACCGCCGTCCCGACCGTGGCCACACCCGCGATTACCGAAGGTGTGACGGTGCTGGACGCCCGAACGACAGGGGAACCGACTGTGGCGGTACCGGCGACGTTGGATACTCCAGCGACGAGGGTGATCCCCGGTGTGCCAACGGTCGCGGTTCCTGCGATGACAGTGGGGGTGGCTACAGCACCGGCTTGGACAACAACCGAGCCGACCGTCCCGGTCGTGTTGATGGTGGCTGGGCCGAGCGGGACAACGACCGTTCCCACCGTCGCAACTGCGGACACCCTCGACGGAGTGACAGTGGAACTGGTGCTGAGAGTGGCCGTTCCGACTGTGGCGACACCGGAGACAACGCTGGGCGCGACGTTGACGTTGCCTTGGGTGGAGATCGACGGGGAACCTACCGTGCCGACGCCGTTGACTGTGGCGGCCTGCGCTGGTTGGACGTTGGCGGTGCCAACGGTGGCTGTCCCGTTGACGATGCTGGGGGTGGCGGTGGCCGCCGACGTGAAGGTGATAGAGCCGACTGTGGCGGTTCCTGCGACGACGGTCGGTGTGACGGTGCTGGATGTTTGAACGACGGGGGAGCCGACCGTGGCGACACCGGCGACAACGCTGACCCCGGCGACGAGGGTGATCCCTGGCGTACCGACCGTAGCGACACCCGCAACAACAGATGCGCTGACCGTTTGGGATGCTTGAACGACCGGAGCACCGACCGTGGCGACACCTGCAACAACGGCGGGAGTGACGTTGACCCTGCCGCTGACGACAGGAGCACCGACAGTTGCGACACCGTTGACGATGGATGCTGAAACGGTCTGGGACGCCTGGACGGTGGGGGCGCCGACAGTGCCGACCCCTACGACGGTGGTGAGCCCTGCGACGGGCGAGACACGTGCGGTACCGACAGTTGCGACACCGGACACCACGGAAGCGGCAACGGTCTGGGACGTCTGGACAACTGGGGAACCAACAGTTCCGACACCAGCAACGGCAGAAGGTGTGACGTTGACCGTACCGGAGACGACTGGCGCACCCACTGTTGCGACACCAGAGACAACAGCAACGCCAGCCACCAAGGTGATACCTGGAGTACCGACTGTGGCAACACCCGCGACGACTGCGGCGGCGACCGTCTGCGATGTTTGCAGTGTGGGCGCACCAACAGACGCAACACCCGCAACGACGGCAGGCGTGATGGTGACCCTGCCGCTGACCACTGGGGTGCCGACAGTTGCGACCCCGGAGACAATGGATGCGGTGACTGTTTGCGATACCTGAACTGTCACCGATCCGACCGTTGCGACACCGGAAACGGTGGCAAGGTTGGCGACTGGCGCTACCTGAGCGGTCCCGACAGAAGCAACAGCAGAAACAACAGAAGCCGCGACTGTCTGCGATACCTGAACAACTGGAACGCCGACCGATGCGACACCGGAAACCACCGTGGGGATAACGTTGGCTGCTCCTGAGACAACCGGCGCGCTAACTGTTACGACCCCCGCGACGGTGGTGATGTTCGCCGCTGGCTGGACACGTGCGACGCCGACCGTGGCGACACCCGCAACGGTCGTTAGGTTCGCAACTGGGGTGACCAGAGCAACACCGACAGTGGCGACACCTGCAACAACCGACGCGGCAACAGTCTGAGATGCCTGAACGACCGGAGACCCGACCGTCGCCACACCAAGAACAGCATCGGCCTGCTCGATCGCGGGGATGTTTGGGGCAGGCAGGGTGGCCGTGCCTGCAACGGTGGCAGGACTGATCGTCACCGATGTCAGCAGGGTCGGCGACCCGACAGTGCCGACACCGGAAACGGTCGTTAGATTCGCAACCGGAGCGACACGACCGGTCCCCACTGTTCCAACGCCCGCAACGACGGATGCCGCGATAGTTACCGAAGTGAGAAGAGTGGGCGTGCCGACCGTTCCGACACCTGCAACAGTGGTCGCTTCTTCCGTGGCCGGAATGTTCGGCGCCGGAACGGTGGCCACAGCAGACACGATGCTGGCCGTGATGTCCGCGTTCCCACCGCTGGTCGTGACAGTTGGTGTCCCCACCGTGCCGACGCCTGCAACAGTGTCCGGGAATCTAGGAACCGCCACCTGACCCACCGATGCGGCACCAGCAATGGTGGACCCGGTGATCGTCGCGTCGCCCCACAACAACTTCGACAGAGTGATGCGGTCAGTCGAGTTGGCGTAGTCGCGGCCCGTGAACGAAATGGAGACGGCGTTTCCAGTGTCAGTGAACGACAGGATGCCGTACTGCCGATACGTGGTTCCCGCGTCGTCGGCAGTGGGGTAGGTGGACTGGGACCATGTGCCGCCACCCTTGACAGTTCCAGTATTCGACATCGGCGCTGCGACGACGACAGGGAACCCGCCCGGAGCGTTGGCACCGGAATCCGCTGCGACCATGTGCGAGTCGCCGCACATGAACATGACGCCCTTGATGTTGTTCGACGTGATGTGGTTGACAATCTCAGTGCGTTCAGTGGTGTACGCGCCCCACGTGTCCAGGCTGGTGGATGAGGCGTGCCATACGATCGACGACACGATGACGATAGCCTTCTCCGTCGCCGCATCGAGGGTGTCGAACAGCCACGTCTTCTGGGTGGACCCGAGAACAGTCTTCGACGAGTTGTCCGTGTTCCCGGTTGGTGACCGCTTCGAACGGCAGTCCAGGACGATGAACCGGACCCGACCGATCACGAACGTGTGGTTCGCCGTATCCGACGCTGGCAGCGTGTAGTAAGGCACCCGCTCCCGGTACAGATTGTGGACGGCGGGGAGAGTAACGGTGTTCAGATCGACAGAGTTACCGCCAGCGTCGTGGTCATCGAAGATGTAGTCCATCGGCATGTCGCGGAGAGCCTGCCGAACGGCTTGCTTCTTGGTGGCGACACGCCACGAGTCCCGCACCAGCGTGTCAGAGTTGGATGCGACATCTTCGTAGTGGATGTCGCCCGTGTGCATGAAGAAGCGAGCCCCGTGTGACGCCGCACCGTACCAGGCATCGGTCGTGGACAGCGACGTTGAGCACCCACCGAAGGTGACGGTGAAGTTGGTCTGCGTTCCGGGGGTGGGGAAGGTCTTCAGCGAGCCCTTGCTGTTGGCGTCGTGATACTTCTGCCCCGTGGAGTCTTCGAGGAAGAAGTAGTAAGTCGTGTCGGCGGTCAAACCAGACAAGTTGAACCGCGTGATTCCGTTGGCTGCGATGGTCTGGTAGGCGGTGTAGGTGGGTGAGGTGAGGTTGGAGTTGGTGGTGTAGCCAACCCTTGCGGATGTGATCGACAGGGTGTTGAACGTGATCGCTGCGGTGGTGTCGGTGACTGCTCCTTGCCAACGGTCCAGAACTGTTCCGGCAGTGACAGAGTTCTGTATCCAGTCGGTGGGGGAGATGGCAACGTCGTCGAGCCACAGCAGTTGTGTGACGTTGGCGGTGTTCCCGAAGCGGGCTTGGTTGCCGTTGGTGCCGTAGTTGGTTCCGGTGGATGTCACTGTCTGGGTTGGGACCAGAGAGTTCGGGGTGTTGTACAGGCGCAGTTCGGAACTGCCTGCGGTGGTGGAGTGGACCACTTTCAGTTCGATGCGACACCACGACCCGAGGGGGATGCTGGATGTGGTGACTTGATCGTTGCCGACGCCGTTGATGACACGGACGGTGCCCGTGGTGGTGATCGCGATGGCGGCTGATGTGGCTGCGGTGGAGTCGTCGAGTTGGAAGATGCGGCGCACTGCGGATGGGTTGGCGTCCATCCGAAGGTAGAACCGCACATACGTTGTGGAGAATGGAGCGGAGCCGAGGTCGAAGTCCTTCCACCAGAAGTAGGCGTTACTGGTGGTGTTGATTTTGATGGACCGGGTGCCGTTCGCGAACGTGGATGTGTCGTAGGTGATGGTGTTACCCACAACGTCGGTGACTTGGGAGAACTGGTCCCCCGCGTACGACGACAGCAGCGAAGTGAGTGTGGTGCCGTTGGAGCCGTTCTCAAAGGTGTTGCGGAGAAGGTGCGCGGTGGGTAGTGGGTTGAGCGCAGGCGATCCGACCGAGGCGACAGCCGCGACCCGCGTGGGCGTGACCGTCGCGTTGGGGTCCGTGATGACCACGGTAGGGGCCGGGACCGAGGAAACAGCAAAAACCGTATCTGGGGTTTCCGGGATAATCGCGTCGCCGAAAGTGACTACAGCCAGAACGGTGTCTTCGGCATTGATCGCATCGCGACCAATCGGGTACGTTCCGGTGTTCCCATCAAGGTAGCGGGATCGAGCAATCTTCCGCAGCGACCGGCGCTCCTCGGACCCGACCAGTTGCGTGTTACCCGTCAAGTTGAAGACAGACGCGGCACCAGCCGACGAGAGCGTGGAAGACTTCCGCTGAAGGTTGCGGATCAGGTTGGTGTTGACCGTAGTCATCGGTCACACCACCTACGGGTAAATGATGTCGAGGCGAACGTCGGTTGGGTGGTCAGTCACGAACCGGAGAACATCCCCTTCCACCGGGTTCGCTGGGGTGATCTGTTGACCGGCGTTCTTCCACCAGGAGTGAGGCACGTTGATGTGTACCCGATCCACCAGTTCTTCGTTGAAGTAGACCTGAAAGTCGGCGACCAGCCCACCCACCGGCGACGCGGACGCGAACTCGATGTAGCACGGCGCGGTGAACGTGTGTTCCCATTCGTCTTCGACGCGGATGACCGACATCACTCATCCCACGTCAAGTAGGCGTCGGACACCTGGCCGGTGCCGGTGGCGATGATCCCGACACCGTTACTGGTGCCCTTCGGAACGTAGATTCCTGCGTTCTCACCGTAGAACGACAAGATGGTGCCAGCACCGATGGCGGCACCGATCGGCATGGCTGCGATGTACCCACCCAGGGTGGGAGCGACAGAGTGGGGAGCGAAACCGGTAGTGAGGATCGTGGCCGTGGAGTCGGGGCCGTGAACAACCTCAGTCAAACCAGCGCCCTGAGTGCCGGTTGTGGTGAGACGAACCAGGAAGTAGCGGGCCGCCGTGGTGGTGGTGTTGAAAATGCCCGCCTCGCGGAGGATGAACCCCTGGTTCGCCGAAGCGTAGATCGAAATGCACGGCAAGGTCGCCGACCCTGCCGCGCCACCGATCTGTGTGACGGACGCCCTCATCTACTGTCTCCCGATTCTGTGCGCATCACTTGATCCAATCCGTGAACCCGAACTGGCGGCCCAACCCTGCTGCGTTGACCGGGCCTAGCGTGATCCCGTAGGCGTTGTTGATCTCCCACGGGATGTACTGGTTGACCGAGTACAGCGGCGGGTATCCCTTGACCGAGGCCAGGAACTCACCGGCCCGGCGCAGCGCCGAGTCGCCCCACTGGTAAGCGTTCGGATGCCCAGCGCGTGACAGGACACGGCATGACAGTGACCAGCCGCCGATGAACTCCCACGAGTAGGTGCGGCCCGTGTCGTCCACAGTCGGGTAGGTGCCCGCCGACCGGCTGATGTCCTCGACGCACGCGCCCGACTTGCCGGGGAAGCCTGCCGGGTTGACCGGTGTCCAGTTGGTGGCGTCGGTTGCCCACGTCGGGTCGAAGTCTGCCGTCTTGCGGAAGCCCGCGTAGGCGGTGCGGTCGGAGTAGCCCTTCACGATGGTGGCGCAAACACCAAGATCGGTGGTGTCCGCGAGGTAAGCCGACGCTGCGATGCGGGAGGCCATCGCCCACCCGCCCCAGTTGTTGGCCGAATCTTCGGAGGTGAACTTGATCGTGTACCAACGGGAGTGCCCGCCGATATTGAACCAGCGGATCGTGTCAACCCACTGAACAAACTTGGGGTCGCGGTATCCGATCAGGTCGGCGGCGAGAACGAAACCAGCAACCTGCCGTGCAACAGACAGGACCCGGGCGTTCGCCAACGAGGCGGTCGGCAGCCCAGCCAGAACAGTGCGGGTCTTGTCCGCGTGGGCGGTGGAACCAGTTCTGGCTGCGACGAGTGCAGCCGCCAACGTCTTACCGGCGGTTGTGGAGTTTTGATCCGCAAGAGCGACCGTTCCCATGGACCCGTCTGCGACAGACTTGACTTTGGTCCAGGGCGCGCCCGAGGTGGGGAACGCGAGGAGGCGCGTCTTGTCAACGACAAGGTAATCACTCATGTGTGCTCCTGGCGTGGTGGAGTGGTACGGCATCCCCGAACTTGGGCGGCGAGAGGATGCCGTACCACTGGCCTTACGGTGTCAGGTCGATCGCGAACACACCGGTGGACGCCCACTGGATACCGAAGGTGCCGTTTGACGTGGAGTAGTCCGCGCCGAAGTTCACGACACACCAGATCGGGTCGGCGGTCGCGGCGGTGACCGCATCCATGTACAGGACCGCAGCGCGGGCGTTGGTCAGAGTGGTCGATGCCACCGACACATCGTTCATGTCGTATGACGTGGACCCTGCGGTCAGGGTGCCCGCGTCCAGGGTCGGGGACAGCGAGGTTGAACCGGACGCGGCGGTGGAGAAGTCCCTACCGCCAGCGGACCAGCCAGTGCCCGAAACTTCGTTCGCGCTGATGCCAGCCCAGCCGTGCGTCGAGTCGTAGGCGACAGCGGTGAAGCCGGTCGAGTTGATCAGGGCGATCTTGTTGTTGCCGGATGAGGCGCCCGCAAGGGACACCTGGCCGGTGTACGCCAGTTTGAGCAGGTTGCTCCACGTAGTGGTGGGCAGGCCGCTGTTGGTTGCCATCTGTACTCCCCTTACTCCGTTGAAATGGCCATGGGGCGGCCAGTGCGTGCTGTTGACCGTGCCCTGGTGAACGCTTCCTCCGCGCTTGCCAACGCAGCCTCGTTCTCCGGGGTCTTGTCCCCGGCAAAAGCCTCCTGAGCGGCTTCCATCTCGGACTGCAACTGGGCCAGAACGCCCTCAACCTGCGGCTCGCTCATCTACTCTCCTCCAAGTCCTACGTGCAGATCAGGGCGGATCAACACGTCAACGCGGTCATTCTTTGCGTGTTCGGTGGTGAGGTTCCCACGGGTGGTTGCCTCATCCTTGGTCACCTTCACGCGATGTCCATCTTGCGGATCACGGTATTCACGCCACGACCGCTGACGAGCGGCACCGGTCCCGAACTGCAACGTGCGAACCTTGTGCTTGAAGCACAAATCGTCGCCGTCACACTTTTGGCCTGGTGAACATTCGTCAACCATCAGAGACATGACACCTCCTAACCCCTTATCGGCATCTACGACCGCAAAACTCTGACCATCACGAGGAGGTCTTCTCCGGGGTTTGTGGTGCCTACCTGAACCACGTCCACGGAGAGCCTGTCACCGGCCACGAAGGAGTCTGTGTCGAACGCGGTGATGACCGCAGACTCGTCCTGACCTGCGGAAATGGTGAGACGGTCGGCTGGGTTGGACCAGACCGAGATGCCGTTGATGAGAACGTCCACCACAATGTCCTGTCCAACAGGTGAGACAGAAGTGACAGCCTGGACGCTCAGCATTTGAGCGGAAGTGTCAAACGGGATGTACGTCGTGCCGACCGCAGGCTCAATCTGGTCCTGCATCGTGAACTGATAAGTCTCATGCGCTGGCCCCGGAACACCCTGGAACCCCGACTGGCTGATCAGAACCGTGTTGTCATCAGACTCAACAACGACCGTTACTGCATCGCTGGTGACCGAAACATCAGGCACGAGTCACCTCCTTGGACACCTTGACCTTGCCCTGGAGATACCTGGTGACCTCACCGCCCGAGGACTCCACCTCCAAGTCATACACCCCAGCAGTCCATGCGAGGGCTGCCGTCACCTCATCAGTGATGGTGACAGTGAACTTCCCCTGCCCCGCGTCAGTGATGACAATCTGCCCACCACCAGTAGTGAGAGCCAACAACGGGTTGAGATCAGCGATCCGCTTCCGAATGTGCATCCTGATCGAGCAACCCGTCAGATTCACCGGCGTTCCACCATCAGCGACCAAACCGCCCGAAGACAACTGGACGGGCATGGAAAACGTCGCACCCTGCTCAATGGTGATGTTCAGAGTGCCTGCCTTGCCCAGCAGATCAGCCACGCCGGACTCCTTCCGTCCTTACTGTCATCGGCGCAGAAGAGGCCCGAATGTGACTACCGGGTAGGTGAAGCGACCTCGCCGATCCCCTGAAGTTCCCGGTACATCGGGGTGTCACCGCCGATAGGCCACTTAGTGGCCAACGTGGACTTCAGGGCCTGAATCTGCGAGTTCGTCGCGTCCAAGTCCTCACACGCCTCCAACAGCCTGCGCACGTTGTACTCATTCAACTGGTCGATCCGCGTGTTGAACTCCGGGCCGGTCGTGTTGAACAGTTCAACAACGTCCTCAGGGGTGAGGTGGTTCGGGTTCTCATCGTCGTCAGGGCCGATGGGTGGGGTGATCCGGATCAGCATCCCGTTGTTGAACGGGTCCGCCCGGTCATCGAGGACCTTCTCCTGGTTGCGGAGCCGGTCATACTCGCTGATCCGCAACTTCTGGCCGGGGCGACCACCCGCCTTGACCTTCCGCATGTTGCCGTCCATGCCGGTGACGTGGACATGCACCCACCCGGTGCCCGTGGTTTCCCAGACCTCTTCGGGGGTCTCAACCTGCTTGATGCTGCGCTCAGTCACTTCTTCTTCGCCTCTCGGTAGACCCACTTGCGGATCGGCTTGGGCCGGTACGGGTAACGGTCCCTCACCCCGGCATCCAGCGCGTTGTACCCCTGCTTGTACTGAGGCACCTGGAAGGTCTTGGACGTGTAGGACATCCCATGAGTGTCGAGGTCCATGACGTGGTAGTGGTTCACCATGTCATCCGCCTCACCCCGCATGAGAGCGCCCTGCCTGCCGACCTCCCGCAACTTCCGGAGGACGTACTTGGCCTTCTCCTTCTCCGCCCTGGTCTTGAACCCGACATCGCCGTAGAACCCGGCGTACTGAAGGTCCACCACACCCGCCCCAGTGTGGGAAGTCCCAGAGTAGGAAGTCTGCGGCCTCCAGGAGCCCTGCGGAACAGTGAACCTGAAGTCCCAGCGGGGATGCTCGTCCCTGATGTGGTTCTCCGTCGCGATCAACGCTTGCCGCTGGCGACGGGTCATGTACGCGCCGCGCCAGATCACCCGGTCGTATTGGTCCATGTGCTCAATAGTACAAGAACGCCCGTTCTTGTCCACGACACGCGCACGAGAAAGCCCCCCAAGTTTCCCTGGGGGGCTTCTCTCGCGGGGTCAGTTACACCTTACGGCGTGACCGAGGAGTCCACGATGCGACGCGCCTGCTCTGGGTGGTGGATGAGGCCACCGATGTCCCGCCGACCACGGTAGTGGCGGTAGTCCACGGTGTTCTCTTCCCAACTCTTGGTCTGCATCCCGCCGTAGAAGGCGAACTGTCCGACGTTGCCGCCGAAGACCCAGAGTTCGTTGGCCGGGATGTACGAAGCGCCGTTCTCGTCGGTGTAGTTGAACACCCGAACGACGTTCGCACCACGGTAGGTGCCGACCATGCCACGCGCACGCAGTTCCTCAGCGGCAGCCTCGGTGAAGTTACCCGAACCGGTACCGATGATGTCGGACACTGCGTCCACCATGGCGGCGCGACCGATCACCGTGATCGGAGCGCGGCCTGCACCCGAAGGCTTCACCGAGTCACCCACGTCACGGATCGCGTCGTTGAGTTCACCGGAGGTGAGGCCGGTGGAAGCAACGTAGTACGGAGACGTGTTCGGGATGGCCGCCTGGAGCAGGTTGAACATGCGGCGGTTGATCTCCGCGTCGAGGCGCTGCTCAGCAAGGCTGACCAGTGACTCGATGGTCTCCGCGAAGTTCGCACGCAACTTGTCGTCGTGCTCGCTGACGTGGAAGCCAATCGTGTCCCGAGGCAGCGTCCACCGCTCGGTCTTCAACTGGCTTTCCTCGATGTAGCCACCGCGTGAGGTGTAGAACACCTTCAGACCGCGACGCTCGGTGAGTTCAACGGTGTCGAACTCCTCAACGTTGGCCACCTGGAAGTACGAACCGAACAGGTTCTCGAACTGGAACCCGTAGTCCAGCCGGGAGGCGACAACGGCGGCAACCTCGCGGTGCCAACGCTCGTCGTCCCAGTTGTTTCGGGCTTCCTCGTTCAGCGAAGCCTTCAGCCGGTCGTACTCTTCGATGTGCTCGCGGCTCGGACGCCCGAAGGGGTCCATGGAGGCCCGAGCCCGGATGAGGTCGTTTACCTTGGTCATGTCGCCCCCTTTCAGAAGGTCAGAACCGCTTCGACGTAGCCACCGGCCACGTCAACTGATGTGACAACGAACCAGTGCGGGATGGTGGTGCCGTCAGACTCCACCCACTTGCTCCCGTCCCAGCCCAGACGGTCACCCACCGCAACTCCGGTAAGGGTGGCCATGGTCACCGTCGAGGTCGTCCGGCCATCGGCGCGGGTCGTCCCGGTGGTGTTCTTGTACCAGACCTTCACGCCAGCGCCGCTGGAGATGACGGACAACTTGTCCGCGAGGGCGGTGCCGTTGTCGTAGGAGTCGTACCCCATCGTGTCGTAGGTGCCACGGATGTGGTTCTCCTCCTGGACAAGGATGCCGCTCTTTCCAGGTACTGGTGTGGCGTTGGCTGCCGACTGCTTCAGGTAACCCGGTGACGCCGGGTCGATCTCAACAGCGGTACCCAACTTCAGGCTGGACGCGACCGGGGTCTTGAACCGACCCTCGGACAGTCGCAGACTCTCATCGCTCCGGCGGAAGCCGAAGTTCAGGCCGTAGTCACTGGCCATGTTGTCAGCCCTCCTTCGGAGCGACGTAGGAACGCATCAGGAAGTTGCGAGCGCCTGGAGCGGACTCAGCGTCCTTAGGTGACACGCGGTCACCCTCCATGGCGGTCTCGCGGGGTGGGGCACCCTCGGAAGTCTTGGGTGCGTCCTTGGCGGTCTCGCGAAGATCGGCCACATACCCGTCGAACGCCTCGTCGTCCATCGCGACGATGCGGTTCACCCTTGACTCGTCCGAGAAGAACTCGTCGGTCAGGTGACTCGCGGCCTCACGAACCTTGGAGAGTCGCTCGTCCTTGCGGGCGAGAGCGGCCTTCTCAGCCTCCACCTGCGCGAGGTAGTCCTCGTGCTTGGCTTCGGCCTCCTTGGCCTTCAACTCTGCCGCCTCACGGGCGGCGATCTCGACATCGAGTTTGTTGGCCAGTTCGGCCTTCTCACTCTCCAGCGTCGTGATCTTGTCCTTCAGTTCGGCGGACTCACGAGCAACACGGTCTGCGACGATGGCGTATGCCTCGTCTTCGGAGAACACCCGATCCTTCACTGGGGTGGTCTCTCCCATGTCTCGTCCTCCTCTTTCCTGTAAGGGGCCGAGACATGCTCGACCTTCCTAGTGTCGGTATCGGCAGAATCCTGCACAAATAGAGCCAACCAGGACATTAGAACGCACGTTGCCGCGTTTTTCTGGGAGGTTAGACCGTGCCGTTGGCGTAGGCGATGACCATTGCGACCATCTGCTCTGCGTCAGCCCGGTCGAGGGTGTCGCTGAGGTGGTTGTGTTCGGCGACCTCAGCGGCTTGCCGCATGACAGTTGCGTCGGCCTTGCCCCATCCGGGTCGGACTGGGGGGATGATCACCGCTCCGCCGAGGAATGTCGGCTGGTTGAACCGTCTGATGGACGACTTCTCCCGGATGTGCTGGCAGACCTTGGCGGGTTCCCGCATGACGCTCTTGTAGGGGAAGGTGTCGCCGCAGCCGGGGCGTCCGGGGCCGTCGATGCAGGTCACGGTCTCGGCGACGCACTCCATCGAGTACCAGAGAGTGTTCGACAAGGAAGCCTTTTCGATAACTTCCGTCTCTCTTGGGTAGATGAACTTCCAGATCGCTGACATAGCCTGGATGTGATTGCCGACAGTATCGGCGGCTTCGCGGTACACCATCTTGGAGTCCACCAGGGTGCCGATGATGTGCTTCTCGTCGTGGAGCCAGTTCAGCGGCCCGTTCGCGACCGTCGCCTGCGCCAACTCCAAGTCCTCGGTAGACCAGAAAGCGTTGTTCCGGTTCGGCGCGTCAGCCTCCACGAACCGCCCATGCAGGTAGGTGAAGTTCGGGTTCGCCGAAGACGCCTTCTCCCACGCGGCCTGGTCTTCCACGCCGAGGGTGGAGGCGGGGGCGGTGAGGATCAAAGAACCCTTATCGCCATTGACGACAAACGACGGCTCTCTGACCTGCGGGTTTTCGTCGGAAGGAGAGTTATTGACCCCAAACGACGATTTACCGGCCCCTACCCCCGATCCGAGAACGTCCGTTGTCGTGTCAGCATCACCCTCAACACTAACTTGACCGTTCGGCCACTTCGGCTTGAACTGCTCCTTCAACTCACCAACACGCATCATCATCACTCACTCTTCTTCGTCGAAGGTGCGTTCGTAGTAGTTCTCGGCTTCACCTGGCCCTGAACAGACTGCGGCGGCTGCCCACCACCGAACGGACGGCCACCCTGAGCACCATCCATCTGCGGGCTGGAGAAGGGCACCTGCGAACCGAAGATCGCATCCATGCCAGACTCCTCCTCATTGAGGCGACGCTGAGCCTCAACCTCCTGATCGAAGCCGAAGAACTCCAGGATCGACTCGCGGGACAGTTCCCGCTGAGTACGCAGCGACATGACCGCCTGAACCACCTGAGCATCGGAGTCGAGTTGCACGTTACGTGGCACGAAAGCGATGTTGGGTTCGTCTTCGAACTTGCCCTTGTTCCGGGGGTGCTCGACGACGGCGTGGGCGATGCGCTTCTCCAACTCGCGCTTGATCATCAGGCGGCGAGACTCCAGAAGCCGCGCCACCCCACGCGCCACCGTCAACGTGGACTCGTTCCGCTGCCCCGAACCGGTGACCGTCAACGACCCGAGCGCCCGGTTCAAGATGCGCCGGTCGATGGTGTCGTACTTCCCTGACTCCAACACCGAGTCCTGGGCTGGGGTGATGATCTCCACGGTGAGGCGGTGGTCGGAGATGATGACCGGCAGTTTCGCCAGCACCTGGAAGTTATCGCGGAGGTTCGCCATCTCCTCCGGGAGCGCCGGGTCATCCTTCTCGCCCTTCTTGATGAGCAGGATGTAGTTCGCCGCACCGACCAGCATCACCCGGTCGGCCTCCATCAACTGGGTCTTCAGGTCCAGCAGGGAGAAAGTCCCCTTCAGCCGGACATCGGGGAAACGCCGGTAGTCGGGGGTAGTCACCGTGTGGCGGAACACATTGTCCGGGTTCAGTTCGATGAGGCGGCGCGGGTCGATGCCCATCTTCGACAGGCCCTCAGCCTCATCCCTGGACGGGATGTACGGGCCGATGAAGAACCGCTCCATGATCGGGTCGAAGCGGGTGCCATCCATGACCCGTTCGAAGGCATCAATCTCCCCCTTGGTGGCCTGCCACGCGAGACGGTCCTGCCCGAACATGCCCGACCCAATAGGGACCACCCGCATCGGGTCCATGAACGTGATGCCCTGAGGACACCAGATGTCGTACTTCTTCTTCCGCTTCGGGCCACGCTTCGGCTTCAGCGGGCGGTTCGTCTCCGGGTCGCGGGGCTCCTCGAAAGTGTCCTGGGTACCCAGCGCCGGGTCGCCAGGAATCTTGACCAGCGGCTCTTCCTTCGGCGGGGCGTACCCCCGCACCGTGTACTCCTTCTGCCCCCACCAGATACCCATGACGACCTGGGAGTACGTGAACTCCTCCCGCCACCACGTCCGAACCACCTTGTCGAGGTCCAGGTCGCGGCTGATCTGGTTGAACACGTCCGCGTCATCCGGTTCGTCGGACTCCCACTGCATCCCCTGGAACGCCAAACCTTCAGTGACATCAGCCACCCCACCCACCACGTCGTCGTTCTCCACGGCGCGGCGGGCAATCTCCATCTGCCCATACGGGTTGTCCGGGGCGACATAGGAGGACCGGTCGAACATCGACAACTTCTGGCGGGCGGCCCGCTGGTTGGCGACCCAGTTCGACAGTTCCCTGCCGATCTTCTCCACCGACCCCTGGATCATCTGGTCTGGGAGGCCAGAAGCGTTCACCCACCCAACGTCGGACTCTTCGCCCTTGTGGACAGTGACGTGCTCAGTCATCGCATGATCTCCAGGTCTTGGCGGTGAATCTCAACGAGGCGGGAAGCGATCTTGAACTGGGACTCGATCTCCTTCAGGAACCGGTCCACCTGCTGGGTGCGGATGCGGGTGTACTGACGGTCAGCGGACTCGACCCGGTGGAGGAGAACAGCCAGTTCCGTGAGGCGTGCCCCGTAGGCGGAGCACTCGCGCATCACCTGGTCAGGGTGCTTGATGTGGAACTGGCGCATGGCGGCGGCGATCCCGTCGAGTTCGTTCTGAATCTCGTCGCGGGTCCCGAGATGGCCGGGTGTCGAAAGTGGCGCCATCACGTTGCCTACGAGAACGGGCGTTGCCACGGTCGTTTCGCACTCGTGGTCGTTCCCGGAGTACAGGTCGCCGCACTTCGAGCACTCCCGGACAGCCTCCGGGGTGAAATCGACCTCGAAGTGCATCTCTGACGTGGGCATGGTGAGTCCTCCGTTGAGTTCATCGGCAAACAACCCCGATCAACTCAATCCAACCCGATTTTGCCTTCCGGCTGTTCGCGCCACGCATGTAGAGGCATGAACGTTTTCGAGGAGTTCGAGTCAGAGGCATCCCCAAACGGTGTCCGTTTACAAAGGGTAGTAGCCATGTCAAGCGATACCGCGAGAACGTGCGTTGCCACCTAGCCGACGAACAAGTCCAAGGCAGGCGCAGTTCTTCTTGGCCGCTTCATCGCGTCCTCGATCATCTGGAGGTTCCGACCGGCGATCATCATCTTCGCCGCATCCAACGTGTGGAACGACCCACCGGAGTACCGCTTCTTCACACCCGCCGCGCTGCCCTCATCGCGGACGTACTCGATCTCCTGCCCCTGGAACTCGGTGAGGATTTCCTGGTCGTGGGGGAGTTCGATGCGCGGCGGGCGAGAATCCACCAGTTTGCGGAGTTCGTCGGTGGCGAAGTCCACCACGTTCTTCTCGATCACCGCATCCTCAGGACGTTCCCGACGTTCCAACGGGCGGTCGTCGAACTCGACGGCGACCTTGCTGGAGAAGTTGTAGCCCTTGATGCGTTTGACGATGTGGTCCGGCGTGTAGCGGGCAGTTTCACCGCCGAGCATCTGCCACAGTGGGAGCCCGTTACCGGTTTTGTCCATCGCGAAGGATCGGAGGCGTTCGCCATAGAAATCGAAGACGGTGCGGACGACATCGGCCTGGTCCTCAGCGGAGATACGCATGAGGTGGATGCGCGCAAGCAGACGCAGCAGCGACTCTTGGCCCTTCTGTTCAGTCTCCCCGAAGATGAGAATCTCTGACGGGTCGCGGGTGTACCCAACGTCCATCCCACCCCAGAACGATGTGTAGTTCTTGTCGAGGTGGGAGCCGGGGAACTGCAAGAACGGCACCACGGAGCCGGTGTTGGCGAGGAGTTCGTCGTTGATCTTCGTCTTGGAGTAGATGTCCTCGTTGTACGTCGTCGCCCACGGTGACTCGTTGATGCGGACGCACCCCATCAGGCGGGCGAGGACGAACACTGGATTCGAGGCGTCGCCGTGTTCTCCGTAGATGTTGCGGCGGTAGTCCACATTGTCGGTGGTGCCGCCGTACACGGCGATCTTCGCTTTGCGTTCCTTCTCCGACCATGAGCCACGGTGCATCGCCATGTACCGGTGGACGTAGAACGGGATGTCCGGGTCCAGGCCCATGGTGTACCGGTAGTAGCGGTCGCGGATGCCTCGGGACACACCGTGGCATCGCCACTGCGCGCCGGGTGTGCCGGACTTCATCGTCTCAACGAGTTCGACCCATCCGGCGTCAGGGAAGTCCTGCATCTCGTCGGCTTCCAGGACGAGAGGGTGCATACCTTTGACGCCGCGTCCGTCGCGGTTGGGGAGACGGGAGATGATGCGGGCATTGTTGATGAACCGCACCTGGAACTGGGGTTGGTGATTGATGCCGTTGCCGCGCTGGGATGGCAGCAGTTCTCTGGTGAGCCTGTTGGAGTAGATCATGTTCTCGATCTTGTCCGTCAACGGGCGCAGATGGTTCAACTCCGGTGCGGTGATCAGCATCTCTTGGCCGGGGTAGTTGAACGGGAACGCGAACGCCCGCATCTGGATGCCCATGGACTTGCCAAGGGAACGTCCGGCTTGGTCGATCTGATAGGTGGACTCGTTGTGGTACCAGGTCCACTGGAAGTCCCACACGCGGAAGCACCGGTCGGGTTGCTCTTCGTCGATCCAGAGGAACTCGGCAAGTTCGATACCCGAGGGATCGTCGAAGATGGCGGCGAGGTACTTCTCCTCATCAGTAAGTTCTGGGATGGCTGCCATATTTGTGTTCCATAGCCCTCGCTACCGCCTCTGCTCTTGTGTGAACTTTCATCACCTTAAAGATACGGGCAAGATGTGATTTGACCGTCGCTGGAGACAGATGCAGCAATTTCCCGATCTCTTCGTTTGTGTACCCCTCGCCGACGAGAGTAATGACTTTTTGCTGCTGGGGTGACAGTCCGTCGATGGAAAGAGCAGCCTGAGACATCTTCTCGTATGGGACTTCTACAGGCACCTCACGGAGCAGGATTGCCACCTGGGGCACCTTATCCAACTCTTCCAACGCCCGTTCGCAAGCCTCCAACGGGTCCATCTTGTCGGGGAACATGATCGCCATGCGCAGCACCGTCTTGGCAGCCTCGATCCGTAAACGGGCGTCTGCGTGTGCGGCTGCTAGTGCCTGCTCCGGCGGGATCATGAGCGTTGAATGTCCGTGAGGCGTTTGACGATCCCGATGGTGAAGTTCGGTTTGGCGGCGAAGACCTCTTCGAACATTTTGAAAATGTACAGGGTGCGGTACTCAGTGAAGTAGAACGCTGACACTCTTCCAGCCTTGGCGATCATCTCCAGTGTTTGCATGGAAGAGTTGATGTCGTTCGGGTTGATGATCTTCCGTTCGCCGCGCATCAACCTGATCAGCGACCAGTAGTGCATCGGTATTTTCGCGGAGAACCCCCGGATCGACTGGTCGCCGATCAGTTCGGTGACCGCCTCGGAGAATGGTGCTGTGGAGTATGTGGGGGTGAGCATGTCCCACAACTCGTCGAGGCTTCCGTTGGTGAACTTTGGTCGCCTACCGGCTTTCTTCACGGTGGCTTCGTGTGCCTTGGTGATGACGAAGATGTCACCAAGGATGGCGTGCATCACGTCAGGTTGCTCATCGAAGTACGCAACCCAGTCCGCTTCGGTCAACTTCGTGGTGGAGGGATACTGCTCCTTGGCGCGTTCCCAGTCAGCCACGTTGCCACTCACAACGTGCCTACCCAGAACTTCTGGTCGTTGGCGCG